CTACATGGAGGTCTTCCCAGTACGTCCTGGTGAGCGCTACGTCACCTACCAGATGTGGGACCTCTACCCCGACTGGCACCGTGACGCAGCCTGCCTAGGGCAGGCCGACCAACTCTTCTTCGGAGCCAGCGAGCCGGACATCCGACCCCCGTACAACCTTGGTGACATCAAGAAGGCCAAGACGTTGTGCGGGGGTTGTCCTGTGTCTGCGCTCTGCCTGCGCACGGCGCTGGAGAATCGCGAGGAGTATGGCGTGTGGGCTGGTACCACGCGCAAGCAGCGCAAGAAGATGCTGCACGCCATCGATGCTGGGGTCACCAACATCGAGACCCTGATCGTCGCCTACGAGGAGTACCGCAGTGCCTGACCTCATCGAGTACAACGGCGACATGGTGGCGCAGAAGGTCTACCACATGCGTCAGATCGGCATGGACTGGGCGCAGATCCAAGAGCACCTGGTCGCCCACAACTACGTGGAGCACGCTCCCAGCGTCGATGAGCTGCGCTACACGCTGCGTAGCTACACCATGTCGATGGCCACCTACATGGGTGCAGGTGACCGTGAACTGCTGCTCGCGATGGAGCTCTCTCGCCTGGACAAGCTGCAGTCTGCCTACTTCGAGGACGCCACCAAGGGTGACCTGCGAGCAGCCCAGATGGTGCTGAACATCATGGCCCAGCGGGCCAAGTTCACCGGCATGGACCAGCTCAACGCTCAGGACAAGCAGGTGCTCGCCAGCGTGCTCATCGTGGGTGGTGACCGCAAGGCCTACATCGAAGCGCTGGAGTCTGGACGGGCCCAGCTCATGGCTGGCCAGCTCCCTGATGATGAGGAGGAGCTGGAAGGAGAGGGCCTTGAGCGCTAGTGCTCAGTGTGACTTCGTCATCGACCAGAATGCCGACTTCATCGCGGAGATCTACTGGACGGACTACAACAACGTCCCGATCTCCGTGGTGTCACCGATCAGGATGGAGATCCGCTCCGGTACTGGGCAGCTGGAGGCCGAGCTGATCTACGACGGTGACGTCCCCGATGGCCAGGTACCGCCCTCGATCACGTTCAACCAAGACTCTGGGCTGATCCAACTGGTCATGCCCGCCAAGCAGACCAACGCCATGCACCCTGGGCTGTTCTACTACGACCTGTACGTCACCTACTCCGACGCTCAGAACAGCACGACACTGCGTCAGCAGCGCCTGCTCTGGGGCCAGGTCGAGGTGCGTGGGAAGGTGACACGGAATGTCTAACTCGGTCATCCGGGTGTCCTCCGGGGACACCATCCAGGTGCGCACGGGGGTGCTGCAGGGCATCGGTCCTGTGGGACCCACCGGGCCTACTGGTCCACAAGGGCTCACTGGACCTCAGGGCATCCAGGGCGAGCGTGGGCCCACAGGCTCCACCGGTGAGTACGCCACCCAGGTCACCAACGGCACGCTGCAGTCCATCGCTACTGCGACCTGGACCCCGGTCAGCTTCGACACCGTGAGCATCGATGACTACAGCGCCGTGAAGTCGGTGACCAACTTCCAGCCTGGGGTGGGCATGTTCTACCTCACGGGCTTCTTCATCATCACCAAGCAGGCAGGCAACGCGGTGGGTGCACGTGGCATCCGCATCGTCACCTCAGCCCCTGCGGCCACCACCATCGCGGGTATCAACTGCACGGCGGCACCCACCATCGCTACCGAGCTGACCATCGGTACAGCGTTCCGGATCACCGACGCAGCCACGATCATCCAGCTGCACGCCTACCACGCAGAGGGCGTCACGATGCAGGTGCAGAGTGCACGCTTCTGGATCAGCAAGATCGGTAGTGGTCCCCAGGGCATCCAGGGCATTCAGGGCATCCAGGGCAACATCGGTCCTGCTGGACCCATCGGGCCTGCGGGGCCTGCTGGTACGGGTGCCAACAAGACCACGACGTTCACCCAGATCGCTGCGACGTAAGGACGCCCTCATGGGAATGCTCGCCACCCCCAACCTGGGGCTGCCCTACCCCGACGACAACGAACTGCTGCAAGACGTGCCGGACTTCGTGCGGGTGCTCGCGCTGGCGTTGGACAAGGGCAAGGTCGTGCCCACCTTCGCCAGCGCTACCGCACGCACCACGGGTATCCCTGCGCCGGTGGCTGGCGCGATCTGCTGGATGACCGATGCCACCCCGGTGCCACGTCTGCTGGTCCATGACGGCTCTGCCTGGGTGCGGGTGTACCCGCCGCCCGTGCAGGTGAGCACAGGAAGCGCGGTGCCTACCGGGACGGCTGAGGCTGGCTCGCTCTATGTGCAGTACTAGGAGACCTTGTGGGTGAGATCTGGACTGCACAGCTGAACGGCACGTGGAAGAAGGGTGGCAACCCGCTGGTCGGGACAGCCACTGGCTACGTGCCGGGACGCTACGTGTGGCGACACAACGGCACCTCGTGGGTGCAGGTGTGGGTGCGCGACAGCACACCACCCACCACGCCCACCGTGGCGCTGTCCCTCTACCCGGGTACCAAGAACGTGCTCATCGTGCAGGTCACACACGGTGCAGTGCTGCCCATCACGCGCACGGTGGTCAAGGCGAACTGGACAGGCTCTTGGCCGTCCAACCCTGGCACGGTGGATGGGGACTACTTCAGCCAGACCACCACAGGTGGTAGTGGTGGGCCGGAGGAGTGGAGTGAGTACTGGAAGAACATGTCCATCGGTGCCAACATCTCCGGTGCCAAGTACCTGCCCAGCAGCTACCAGACGTTCTCCATCCCGCTGAGCACCACGGTGCGGGTCAACGCCTGGGCCCAGGACGACTACTTCAACTGGTCGGGTGCAGGTGGTGCAGCGATCACCACGCTGGCTCCTGACCCGCCTGCACCCTCGCTGCGTGAGGTGTCTGCCGAGTTCCAGTGCAGTGATGCTGGGCAGTGGTCCACCAACAACAACTACTGGACCAGCTCGGGCAACTCCAATGGCTATGGCGGCCAGGGTGGTGACTACGCCCTGGAGGGCTACTGGTTCTACAACGGCAACATCTCGGCCAACCTGCCCAACATGGTCAACGGTCTGGAGGTGCGCTGCTTCGTCTACCGGGTGAACAGCACACACGGGGTCAGTGGCAACGCGCACGTCAACGTGGGCGTGCACCGTGCAGTGACCAAGCCAGGCGGTAGTCCGGGCATCGCCTCACTGTGGGGCGGTGGCATCGATCTGGGTCGTGGTGTGGGTGGCTGGTACCAGCTGAACTCGGGCTGGATGGGTGAGATGAAGGGCGGCACCATCGCAGGCATGGCTACGGGTGGGGTGGGCAAGACGTCCTACACCTCCACTGCCTACGCACTGCTCTATGGACGTGGTACCAGCGGTGGTCAGTGGTACATGCGCTGGCAGCAGTACTGAGGAGGGGTCATGCTCGCCACGATCTTGCTCGTCGTCGCACTGATACTCGCGTTCATCTCGCTGTTCTTCCCACCGCGAGCGTTCCAGATCCTGGCAGCAGCAGTGATCTGCGTGTGCGTGGCTCTACTACTTCCCGAAGTCACGTAGTACTGTTGTTCCCATGCCAGAGAGCACCAAGACGTTCGGGCGATACAGCCTGACTCGTCCACCCCGTGATGACGACGAGCTCTATGAGCTGGTCAAAGCCCTGTGGGGCATCGTCATCCCTCGGTACAAGGTGTGCATCGAACACGACACGCCCTTCAGCTGGTTCGCTGATAGCTTCTTCGGTCGAGCCCCACAGACGCTGGTTCACGGGTCCCGAGGACTCTCGGGCAAGAGCTACGCGATGGCCGCCCTGGGGCTCACCAACGCAGTGGTGTGGGGTGCTGACGTCAACCTGCTGGGTGGCTCACTCGCCCAGTCGATGAACCTGCACGAGCACATGCGCAAGTACTGGGACTGGGACGGCTCTCCCAAGTACATGAAGCTCGATGAGTCCAACCTGCAGATCCTGCTCTCCAACAAGGCTCGCATCCGTCCCCTCACCGCGTCACAGAAGACTGTGCGTGGTCCCCACCCGGCACGCCTGCTTCTCGATGAGATCGACGAGATGGACTACCTCATCCTGCAGGGTGCTCTAGGTCAGCCCCTCCCCCAGAAGAACTGGCTGGGCGTAAAGATCCCCGCACAGACGGCTATGGCTAGCACCTGGCAGAACGCGGATGGGACATTCGCCCAGGAGTACCGGCGCTTCAAGGGGGAGGGGCTGCCCATCTACACCTGGTGCTACAAGGACAGTGCCAACCCCATCGATGGCTGGCTGGACCAAGAGACCATCGATCAGAAGAAGCGTGAGATCCCCACCGAGATGTGGCGGGTCGAGTACGAACTAGGTGAGCCCTCCATCGGCAACCGTGCCTTCGACACGGACAGTGTGGAGTGGATGTTCGACATGCCGGTGCCCACCGTGGATCAGACCATCAAGAAGGTGAAGGGCCACGAGGAGTACCGGTTCAAGGGCTACCAGCGTGACCAGGACTACGTGGTGGCAGCGGACTGGGCCAAGGCACAGGACATGACTGTGATCGGGGTCTGGAACGTCACGGTGCTGCCC